GATCTGGTTTCTTTGTACGCGTCCATTTCCTAAGATTCCATGTACAGCTCCTACACAACATCAGCTATTTGATATCCTATGGGCAGAGGTCAGTAAGTGGATCAGGAGCAGTCCTGTTCTTAGCAATGAACTGGTGTGGAGCAATGAAAAAATATACATGAGGGGTTACCCAGAAGAATGGTTTGCAGTTGCCCGTACAGCCACAAACCCGGACGCGCTGCAGGGCTTTCATGCTGAGAATGTGCTTTTTATCATTGATGAAGCTTCAGGCGTGAAAGACATAGTTTTTGAGCCAGTATTGGGAGCCCTGTCTACCAAAGGGGCTAAGTTGCTAATGTGCGGAAACCCGACTAGGCTTGTGGGCTTTTTTTATGACAGTCATCACAAGAACCGTAGCAGCTATAACGCGCTTCACGTAGACGGCAGGGACAGCTCCAGAGTTGATATGGATTTTATCAAAAAGATCACAGACATGTTTGGCGCTGACAGTGACGTATTTCGTGTACGTGTTGCTGGCCAGTTCCCCCGATCTACTCCGGACAGCTTAATTGCAATGGAGTGGTGTGAGGAAGCAGCCAAACGGTGCATTGAATCTCCAGGCAACAGAATTGATATTGGCGTGGATGTCGCACGCTATGGTAATGACAGTTCAGTCCTTTTTTCTGTTATGGATAAAGTTAAGCCAGTAGAAGATTTTGAGGTCTATCACCACAACATGACTACAGAAATTACAGGCCATGTCGTTATTATGGTCAAACGATATGCCAAGGAGTATCCGGACGCGTTAATCCGGGTAAAGGTAGACTGTGACGGTCTGGGTGTTGGAGTCTTTGATAATCTGGCAACGCAGAAAGAAAAGATTGTTGATGAGGTTTGGGAGGAACGCTGCAGGATTGAGGGACTGGATCCACAAGCAGACTGGAATCAGTGTCAGACAATCCCCCGGCTAGATCTGGAGATTATAGAGTGCCACTTCGGCGGCAAGGGAGGTAAGGTTGATGATGCGGATCCGGTGGAATATAGTAACAGCACAGGCTTGATGTGGGGATCGGTAAGAAAGGCTTTAAAAGATGGTATCCTACAGCTGCCGGATAATGACGCTTTGTTTTCTCAGCTTAGTAACAGGAAATACATAGTAAACAAAGATGGTGAAATCGAACTGGAAAGAAAGGAATCCATGAAGAAGCGCGGGGTATCATCTCCGGATATTGCCGATGCGCTTGCCCTGGCTCTTTATGATCCGCCACAATGGAGTTTTAATTGGTGATAAATTATGGATATTACAAGATTTTTTAGAAGCAGTCGCAGAGCTTCAGATCAATTTGATCGGAGATCAGGGAGCAATCGCATGATCCCAAAGTGGACCAGTCCTCCAAGTAGGAATACCGCAGAATGGATGCAGTCGTTTGGAACCAATCCTCGACTGGCTGTAGTCGATAAGATCTCTTCGGATCTTTCTTATGTAACAGGCAAGCTATACCGGATCGGACAGAACGGGGAGAAAACGGAGATCCTATCCCACCCGTTTCTGGATTTCTGGAAAAGACCCAACCCCTTATACGAATTTACCTCGAGCGCTCTCTGGCGGCTGCAGAATAATTATCTGCTGCTGAAAGGTGAGGGCTATTTTATTATAGAGCGGTATAATGACGGGTCCCCTGCTGAGCTCTGGCCGGTTCCAACTCAGTGGGTGCAGATCACACCGTATCAGGGTTTTCCTTACTACACAATCCGAACAACAGAAGGCGGACTCATGGACGTGTCGGTGGACGATATGTTTGTTATGAAAGACTTAAATCCACTGGATCCATATAAGCGTGGGCTCGGTCAGGCTGAACCTATTGCAGATGAAATTGAGATAGACGAATACGCCGCCAAATTTCAGAAGAAATTCTTCTACAATGACGCCACTCCGAACCTGATTGTATCTATGCCAGGATCAACAGACGAGCAACAGAACCGGTTTCTTGCAAAATGGCGACAACGGTTCCAAGGGGCAAACAAAAGCCATGGGGTAGCTACTATTGGAGGTCCACCGGATCAGGCAGCTACAGTCACAAAGCTATCTGACAACATGAAAGACCTGGACATGATCAACGGACGCACTTTTATCCGGGATACAGTAATGGAACATTTCGGAATGCCTCGGGAGATTATGGGCATTACACAGAACAGCAACCGAGCCACGGCGGATGCAGCACAATACATTTATGCAACCAATGTACTTACTCCTCGTCTTATGGGTAGGCAGGATGCCATAAATCTGCAACTCCTCTCCTGTTACGGAGATGATCTGCTGTGGGAGTATGATGATATTATCCCAAAAGATAAAGAGTTTGAGAAAGGGTTGGCGCTTGATGGATGGAATGCCGGACTGCTTATGATGAATGAATCCAGAAAGAAAATGGATATGGAAGCCGTCAAGAATGGCAACATCTACAAAATGGGATTTGCTGATATGTTCATAGGCGAAAATGAAGATCGGGTAAAACTCAGTTCCGAATCTGCCAATCTGCAGTATACGGATGTCCCGGATCCAATAGAGTCAGATCGTAATGATGTCGAGATCATACCGGATCAGGAAGATGGTATAAGTCTGGAAGAGGAAAAGATCCTATCCAGGGCGTCTCAGATAAAGGCAAAGCGAATTATGGCAGCTGGGCGGAACCTTGATGTAGTAAGGCGAGATCAAACAAAGAAGTTTGAATTTGCAACCGCGAAGTATCTTAGGGATCAATCCAAACAGATACAGGGTGCTCTCCTGGGAACGAAGAAAGCAGACGGTACCGTGTGGGATGCATTGAACATTACACAAGAGGAGTTTCGACAACTCTCACAGACCCAGCAGACAGAGCTGACCATGCAATTCGTTAATGGTCTTCTGGACTGGAAGAATGAATCTTTAGTCCTTGAATCAATCCTTACACCACTTTGGGCTGAAACCTACGATAAGGGAGCAGATAACGTAGCAGCCACTTATCGGATCGAAGCTATGCAGCGCCCGGCTATGACATCTACCGCCCGGATCAGGGGAGGGCAGAGGGTTACCAGGGTGACACAGACTACCAAGAACAATATTGGCAAGATCATCACAGACGGTCTGTTCAACGGAAAGAGCCATCAGGAGCTCACCGAGGAGATCATGGACGAGATGAACACTTCCGCAGAACGTGCTAGGGTGATAGCTGCACAGGAGTGCAATACCAGTCTTTTGGCTGGAAATTACGATATGGCCAAGAGTGGTGGCTTTACTACAAAGACTTGGCACGTCACAAATATCAGTAAGGCCCGGGATACTCATAAGGGGCTCAATGGTAAGGCAGTTTCTATCAATGAGCCATTTGTAACAGAGAGGGGAAATAAACTGATGATGCCTTGTGATCCGGATTGTAGTGTGGCAGAAGAAACGGTGAACTGCCATTGCTTTTTAACCTACTCTTAGCCGTTGCGACCGTCGCAACAAAATATATTGCTATATGTCGTGATCGGGTAAATGCCCGGTCATTTTCATTTATAGAAACTCTTAAGGAAAGGAGGTAAAAGTATTGAGACATGAATACAAGCAGATGCAATTCAAAATGGGAGAGTACAACGAAGAAGAGGGGATCTTCTCCGGTTATGGAGCCGTGTTTGAGAACATAGACAGCGGTGGCGACATTATTGAACCTGGAGCCTTTACTAAGACCCTGGCTGAAGGCTGGGAGCGTGTCAAGATCCTGGCACTGCATAATGATTGCTGGCTGCCTATTGGTCGCCCCCTGGAACTTAAGGAAGATGTAAACGGGCTTTATTTAGGCGCCAGGGTATCAGACACCAGTATGGGGAAAGACATTAAGATCCTGCTGAAAGACGGTGTGCTTAATGAGTTATCCATAGGTTATGATCCTGTTGTCTTTGATTATGACAGCGACGGGATCCGCCACTTAAGGGAAGTTAAGCTATGGGAAATATCAATTGTCACCTGGGCTATGAACCCGGAAGCCACTATAACCGGATACAAGTCCATGCAGGAGCCTGTCGGATTTGTCAAAGCACTGGAAACAGAACTGCTGGAAGAAATCAAAGCTGGGCGAAAAATCAGCAAGTCCCGGTTGAAATCCCTAGAGGATGTTAGTAAATCCATGAAAACAGCTGCCAGAACCATTGATGCTGTTATTAAAGAAGCCCAGGGCGATCAGAAAAGCCAGCCTGCAACCTATTTAAGAAAAGGGCGAGCCCCTGAGAAACAAATTGAAATCTATTATTAGAGGAGGACTATATGTCAAGATATAAGATGAGCCGTAAGGCGGCAAGAAACAGAAAGTCTATGAAAATGGGAGCTGATGACCTTACCGAGATGGTGAAGGCAGCTGTTAAAGAAGCGTTGGACGAACAGAAATCGGACGACGGCGGAGAAGATGATCCGGAAGCCAAGGAGGACGATTTGGAATCTATTCTGACGACGGCTATTGATTCTGTTAATGAAAAACGGAAATCTGCAAAGGCGGATGAGATTAATCCGGATGATGCGGAAGAACTGATTAATGCTATTTTGGATGAAGCTGATGCAACGGAAGACAGCAAGGCTGATGGTGATGAAAATGCCACGGATCTTGCCGAGGTGATTCAGGCCGCAGTGGATGCAGCGAATGAAAAAAGAAAATCCGCTAAGGCAGATGAAATCGGAACCGATGTGGTTGACGATCTGATGGAAGCCGTCTCAGAGATCATGGGCGACGATACCGCCGATGAGGAGGCCAAGGGCAGAAAGAACAGAACTGCAGGAAGACAAACTAAGTCAGCCAGACAGCCAAGAGCGGCACAGAAAGCCCCTCAGAGAAAATACAGCTCTATTTACATGAGCTCTAAGGGAGGAAGCATGAGTAAACAGAAAAAAGAAATACCACCTCAGATCAGACTTGCCCGGGCAATCAAGTGCCTGGACGTTTGGGGACGGCACGATCCGGAAAATGCTGCGTATCAGGCAAGAAAACGGTACGGAGATACAGATATGGAAAGAGAGTTTAAAGCACTGTCAGTCACCAGTCCTGCCGACGGTGGCTATTTAATCCCAGAAGTGTATTCCAACGATGTAATTGAACTTCTTTATCCTAAGACGGTTATCGTGGAATTAGGAGCCCAGACAGTACCTCTTACCAACGGTAACCTTAACCTCCCTAAAATGACAGCCGGTAGCCGTGCGCAGTGGGGTGGGGAGCAAAGAAAGATTAATCCATCTGCTCCGAAGTTTGGAAACATCAAGTTATCCGCAAAGCGTCTGGAAGCTATTGTACCTCAGACAAGGGAACTCCTTATGAGCACAAGCTTTTCAGCGGATAATATGTTTGCAAATGACCTCATGAGACGGATGCAGCTCGGACTTGATTATGGTGGTCTTTATGGTACCGGTGGAGAATTCCAGCCGTTAGGAGTGGCCTACAATAAAGACGTCCAGAACATTAATGCCAAGACGATCGGAAATCTGGATCTTGCGGATAATACGGGTAAAATTACTGCGGACTTCCCAGTATTTGTGAGGTCTACTGCCTTAGGTAAAAATATTGATGATATCAAGGCCGGTTGGACCTTTAACAGTATGCTTGAGGGCTACCTGATGAACTTAAAGACAACTACCGGTACATATATTTATCGGGATGAAATGGCTACCGGTAAATTATTAGGATTCCCTTATAAGGTGTCAAACCAGATTTCTACTAACCTTGGCTCTGGGCTTACAGATCTGTTCTTTGGAAACTGGGCTGATCTGCTTATTGGTGATCAGATGGGCCTTGAGACTTACACCACATTGGATGGAACATGGACCGATGATGAG